CGTGCCCGTCTTCACTATATCCGACGCGTCTGCATAGATACTATTCAGGCCGCGATATAGCCCCTTATTATCCGCCATAATCGCAGGATTTGCCCACGCCGCCTTGTATATCATACGGGCACGCATTAATGCGCTCTTTAACCCTGATACGACCTTATCTACTTCAGCGTTTATAGTTGCAGATGCGTGGGTATAGGCTACCAAGTCATCTTCTGTAGGCCGTTTCTTAGCGGTTACTCCGCGCGCTTTCATAAAAGTGTTATAGTGCGCTTTTTTGCGCTCTGATAATAGTGCCTCAACTGACTGGCGTACAGACCCAGCAACGTAGTTTTTAGCATTGTAAACGCCGTCGCCAAAGAGGGCAATACAGCCCGCGATATACATGCTTTGTTGTTCACCCGCTTGTGATATATGGTATCCGCGAAGTTCTAGGATACTATCCAGAATTACATTTTTAAGGCTTGTTTTTCCCGCGGCGGCTTGTGCCTCGTGCATACCCGCTGAAAAAATTGCGCCGCCGATTACGTCGCCTAAAGCGTGAACGTCGTACGTTGTTGCTGCGTTATTGATTGTAGCCATGATATATAAATCCTTTTAATTAAGTAAAAAATCTAACAGTGTTCTAGAACACTGTATCAACTAAGCGGTATTGCCTAATTGAGTAACCATTATGCACCTATACAGGCATATAAGTCAAGGTTAAAACCTTTCCCGTGTGAATAAGCCGTGATGTTTACCTTTATACAAGGATTCACAGACCGCTTTTACTATCGCGTCGTCATCAATAATATACTGCAATGAAGGGTCAACCCATATCGCCCTATCTAGTAGATGCGTAAAAAGCTGGGCAATATCGCGATTAGATAAAGTGTTTAAGAAATCCAAATCGCTTGTATCCATGATAAATCCTTTTAATTAAGTAAGTAAAAATTCTAACAGTGTGCTAGCACACCGTATCAACTAAGCGGTATTGCCTAATTGAGATTCTCATTATACACCTATGCAGGAAAAAAGCAAGCAAAATCAACACGATAAACAAAAGGATTCTTTTCTATGACCCTACCCCCCGAAGGGTTTTGACCGCGCGCGTGCCCCTATGCCCCTTCATGGTACATCATATAAAATTTCCAAGATTTTTGCATTACTTGTATACCTGCTATACCTTATAAAATTTCCAAGATTTTTGCATTACTTGTATACCTGCTATACCTTATAAAATTTCCAAGATTTTTACAATACTTACATACCCTACATAACAAATATACCTCTTGACAACTTCTCCCCACATACCTATAGTACGTTCATGAATACACACGCCACCAAAAAATGTTCGTGCTGCCAGGAAGTGCTACCCACTGTGGACTTCGGGACTAACCGGCAGACCCCCGATGGACTCAGCTATTACTGCCGAGCCTGTGCCGCGGATAAGCAAGCAGCATGGATAGCCAAGAACCCAGATAGAGCTGCACAGGCCCGAGAGAAGTACCTAACCCGAGTGAGGGCTGATAATGAGCGACGACGTACTCGACACAACACAGGTGGGTAACCAGTGGGGCGCTACGCACCCTGGTAACCCGGTATACCTGGGATTCCCGCCGATGCTGTTCGTAGAGCTGGCACTGCGTACTGCGCCCCTGCCTGATATATGCGCTGCCTACGACATTAGCAAGGATGAGTTCAAGCAACTGATGCAGCACCCACAGTTCATACGCTCATATCAGGAAGCAGTGGACAGTATCAGTAAGGAGGGCGTATCGTTCAAGACTAAGGCGCAGCTCATAAGTGATGACGCTCTAGCCAGGCTACACAAGCTCATACACGACCCTCTCACCCCGGCGGCAGTGGCGGTTAAGGCGATAGAGAATGTAACCCGATGGGCAGGGTATGAGCAGAAGGGTACAGGGGAAGCAGTGGCACCAGGGTCAGGGTTCCAGATCAATATAAACCTTGGGGCTACGACCTCCAGCAGTCACCCTGCGCCGGCAAATATAAACTCAACAGCGCGACGTATAGAAGGTGACGAATAGATGGCTGCAGACGGCGTCAACTACACACCACCACCAACCGTTCGGGACTTCATAACCCACTACACCCCACACGAGTTGTTCTTCGACTGGATTATCGGGCCAGTGGGGTCAGGTAAGACGACGGGTATTTTCTTCAAGCTCGCGTTTATGGCCAGCCTGCAGGCGCCTAGCCCAGTAGATGGCATACGCCGCACTCGTGCTGTGATCGTGCGTAACACCGCACCACAGCTGAACGATACCACGATAAGCTCGTGGAACTATTGGTTCAAAGATGGGCAGGCAGGTAACTGGCGGGCTACGGAGAAAAAGTTTCTACTCAAGTTCGGGGACGTGGAGTGCGAGGTATTGTTCCGCCCACTCGATACGCCAGACGACGTGGCACGCGTGCTGTCATTGGAGGTGACCTTTGTTATACTGGACGAGTTTGTACAGATAGACAAGAGCATCGTGGAAGCACTGTCTGCTCGTGTCGGACGCTACCCACCGAAGAAAGACGGGGGAGCTACGAACTGGGGCATGTGGGGTGCGAGTAACCCGGGCGATGAAGACTCATGGTGGTACGACTACCTGCACGAGAAGCTGCCAGAGAACGTCATCCTGTTCACCCAACCATCAGGCTTTTCCGAAGACGCAGAGAATCTGGACAATCTGCCGGGGCAGCAGGAGTATTACACCAATCTGGCTAAAGGCAAGACCCCGCAGTGGATAATGCAGTATATAGAAGGACGTTGGGGGTACAGTCTGGATGGTAAGCCGGTCATCCCTACGTTCAAACACGACATACATGTAGCCAAGCAGTCGCTACACGCCAATCCACACCTACCGCTCGTCATTGGGTTCGACCCAGGCGTGTCCAGTGCCATGATAGTTGGGCAGATGGACCTGAATGGAAGGCTAGTTGTGCTCGATGAGCTGGTACAACAGGACTATGGTGCCGAAAGACTGTGCGCGGATAGGCTAAAACCACTGCTAAAAGCCCGATATGCGGGGTATGAAGTCATTATTTCACCTGACCCAGCAGCAAAATCGAGGGTACAGACGGATGAGAAAACAGTCGTGGATGTGCTGAAATCAGCGAAAAACAAGGCGTTTTGGTCAGTAAAGTTCCCTCCAGGCAGCGAAGATAACAACCGGCTGCAGATTCGGCTGGATGCGATAGAGCACTTCACTACCCGACTGACAGCGGAAGGCCCAGCGTTGCTGATTGACCCGAGCTGTAAGGTCCTGATTAGAGCACTCACTGGTGGATGGCGGTATAGTGTGGGGAAAAAGCAGGAGCGCAGTGCTGCCCCAGAGAAAAATGCGTATTCCCACCCAGGGGATGCGTTTGGGTATCTGTGTAGATATGTAACAGCAGCGGACGCCCGGGCAGCACGGGGTGGCACGTCCACATTCAAACCCCCTGTATTTAAGAACAGTTATGCTGTACGATGACACGCACCTGACCTATGACTGGAGCTTGAATGATTACCCCTGACGCTAACCAAATGGCGGCACCCCCCGTAGCACCTGTGCTGAACGACACAGTGATTGCATCGTTGGGTCAGCGCATGATGAAAGACTTTGCACAATACGAGTCTGATAGACGTATAGCAGAGCTGCGCTGGATGCGTAACCTGCGGCAGTTCCTAGGTGTGTACGACCCAGACATAGAGAAGCAGTTAGACCCTAACCGGTCACAGGCGTACCCGAAACTGACACGTGTTAAGTGTGTATCCATGCTGTCACGCATGATGAATCTACTATTCCCCAGCAGCGAACGTAACTGGAGTATCGAGCCGTCCAAGGTACCTAATCTGGAAGCAGAGGACTTGGCGTCTGTCCTGATGAAGCTGCAGCAGCCTGACCCGACTACAGGGCAGGTGCCAGTGCCTACGGATGACCAGATAGAAGCCGCCATACGTGACTTCGCTTCCGTGCGTGCAGCCAACCTAACTACCGAGATAGAAGACCAGCTGGACGAGATAGGTGGCGACCGTATGGTTGACTACGTAGCGCTCTGCCGCAAAGTTCTCATGTCGGGTATCACCTATGGCATCGGCATATTGCACGGTCCGTTCGCCAAGGCACAGACACAGCGTCGCTGGCAGCGTAACCCAGATGGTAGCATCACACCAATAACAGTGGAGGCGTTACGCCCACAGTTTGAGGCAGTAACCGTATGGGACTATTACCCAGACATGTCGGCTAAGTTCCTGCATCAGATGGATGGGCAGTTTACTCGCATGGTTATGAGTCGCAGGCAGATACGCGAGCTGGCAGATAGACCAGACTTTTTGAACGGCGCGATCACTAAGTACCTAACCGATAACGCGATGGGTAACTATGTAAGGCGTACCTACGAATCTGAGCTGAAGACATTAGGTGTACAGATAAACGTGAACGATACCACGGGTCGCAAGTATGAAATCATCGCTTGGGACGGGTATCTATCCGGTGCCTACCTGAAAGGGGCGGGTGTCGATATTGCTGAAGCGAACCTTAACGACATGATTGAAGCTGTCGTCTGGGTGCTAGGTAGCACGGTTATTAAGGCAACTATGAG